TAAATGCTGTTAAGATGATTTTGAGTAAATGTTGGTTTGATGCTAAGAAATGTCATAAGGGTATAGAGGCGTTAAAGGCATATCAAAGAAAATGGGACAGCAAGAATAATGTATTTATGCCAAAGCCTTTGCATGATTGGTCAAGTCACTCAGCGGATAGTTTTAGAACATTTGCAATGGGTATTAAAGAGGATAGGAAGCAAGCGCGAAGCGAGCTTCCGCAGAAGTCTAACAGTAAATTTAATATATTTAGTAGGAGGTAATAATGGCTGGATTTTTTGAGGATGCGTGGAATACAGCAACTGGTCAAAGTAATGGGAATGGGTTTTTAGATAAATACAATCCTATCAGAGTTGGTCGTAATTTTATACAGAACCCAGGTCAGACAGTTAAAAATAATCTAACAGATATTGGCAGTGTTTTTGATCCTTTACTTAATACAGGAGACTATAGTGCATCAGATCCTGGCGGAGCTTCTAATACAGTAAGCGGTAGCGGTAGGGAAATTACCAGACAGTTAAGAGATAACCAGCGTATGGCTGGCGAGTACGCGGCATTGCTAGCTGAGGGTAAGGTAGATCCAGCATCTATGCAGGAGTTAGCGTTAAAATTTTATGACAATTCAATTACACCTGATGCGTATAGTTCTTTAATTGCGGAGGCAAAAGCTGGTAAGGGTGGATTTGGTAGAAATGCTATTGATTATAAACAGGTAGCTATGATGAAGGATAGGCCTGGAGTTATACAACTATTTAATTCTAATCAGGCACGAACTGCTGCTTCTAGTGGATTATTAACTCCTGGGTCTATGGGTAATTCTTTAATTGGCGCAAATGGATATGCGGGGGCTTCTCGATGAATGTAGGAGAGATAAAAAAGAGATTAAGTAGTTTAAAGAGTGAAAGATCTAACTGGGAGACACTTTGGCAAGATATAGGTGACTATATATTCACTAGAAAGAACACAGTTTTAGTTAAGCGAACTCAGGGAGAGGACAGACAATTTTATTTATATGATAATACAGGTCCACAATCATTAGAGTTACTGGCTGGTAATTTACATAGTTTATTAACTAGTTCTACGCAACAGTGGTTTGAATTAACTACTGGTGATGAGCACTTAGATAGTTTAGATGATGTTAGATTATTTTTACAAAAGTTAACTACTAAGACGCATAACATATTAAATAACTCAAATTTTCAGATGGAAGTTCATGAGTTATATATGGATATAGGTGGATTTGGTACTGGGTTACTTGCTATTGAACCAGATGAGGAAGATGTAGTAAGATTTTTATGCCAGTTTATAGCTTATGCATATATAAAGGAAGATTCTCGCGGAAGAGTAAACGAGGTATATCTAGAATACGAATGGAATGCTAGGCAGATAGTTCAAGAGTATGGAGTAGACGCACTTTCTGATAAAGTAAAACGCGCGTATGATAATAATGAGGATACAAAGTTTAAGGTAGTTCACGCAGTATATCCAATGAAAGAAAAAGATGCGCGTGGATTTACCTATGAGAGCGTACATTGTTTACTTGAAGAGAAGCATGAATTAAAGCGCCATGGTTTTAAGGAGTTACCTTTTGTAGTTCCTAGATGGAGCAAGGCAAGTGGTGAGACTTATGGAAGATCTCCGGCCATGGTAGCTTTACCTGAAGTTAAGGTATTGAATAAGATGGTAGAAACTACATTGATTGGTGCTGAGAAGGTAGTTGATCCACCGCTACAGGCACCTGATGATGGTTTTATATCCCAGTTAAATACATTTCCTGGTGGTATTAGTTATTATAGAGCTGGAAGTAATGATCAGATTAGGCCTGTATTTAATGATAGCAGAATTGATTTTGGTTTTCAGGTTATACAGGAGAAGCAGTCTAAGATTAGGGATGCATTTTATGTGAACCAGTTACAGCTACGAACTGGTCCACAGATGACAGCTACTGAGGTTATGCAAAGAACCGAGGAGCAGATGCGATTTTTAGGTCCATTTTTAGGCCGAATGCAGTCAGAATTTTTACGTCCATTATTAGATAGAGTAGTTGATATAATGTTTTCACGTGGAGTAATAGATCCTAGAGAGGTTCCACCTATTATTAGATCTAGAAAAATAGACGTTAGATATTCATCATTTGTTGCTAAGTCTCAGCGTGTTGGCGAGGGTCAAAATATCATGAGATTTGTACAGACAATTGAGCCATTTATTAACGCTGATCAGTCAGCAGTTGACAACCTAAATGCGGATGGTGCTATTAATAGATTATCAATTATTTATGGTGTGCCACAGGATATATTAAGAAACAAAAAAGAGTTAGATAATGTGCGTAAGGCAAGAGCTGAGGCTCAGCAACAAATGGCAAGTGAGCAGAAACAAATGCTACAGGCTGAGCAAGCACAAAAATTAGGGTCTGTTATGGCGCAAAAGGGGAATAATGGCTAGTCAAGAGTTGAATAATTTAGACCTACTAAAGTCTTATATTTCAGTTTTTAGTAGTTCTGAAGGGGAGAAAGTTTTGAACGACCTAATAAGCAGATATATGCTTAGGAGTAGTATGCACGACAATCCTACTCAAGTGTCTTTTCGAGAGGGTGAGAGAAACGTAGTTTTACAAATAATTGCGGCTTTGAATATAGACGCTAAGACACTAAGAGAAAGGGTAAAAGATGCTAAAAAAGCACGTGCTACTATTTAATAAGGATGTGGGTAATGGGTCTGGGTCGGGAGGCTCTGGAGATTCTTCTGGAGGAGCTGGAGCATCAGGGCAAGGAACTGGTAATCCTGGAGCTTCAGGAGGGGGCGGATTTTCGTCTGGCCAAGGGGCAGGAAATGCTGGAAATGGAGCAGGTTTCTTCAGTCCGACCTCTAACACTCAGGGTAGTAATGACAAAAACCAAGTGCAGTACCCTGAGAATTGGAAACTTGGGTTGCCTCCTGAGTTACAGGAAGATAGTGCACTCAAGGTTATACAAGATATCCCATCTCTTGCTAAATCTTACATATCAGCACAAAAATTAGTTGGAGCAGATAAGATAGTTATTCCAGGAAAGTTTGCGACAGAGGAAGACTGGAGTAATGTATATAAGAAGTTAGGGTTACCATCTGATATCAAAGAGTATCCTATTAATTTCAATAAAGATGCTGGCATCCCAGAGGATTTTTTCAACACGTTTAAAGAAAATGCATATAAAGCTGGAGTATTACCTCAACAGGCGCAGAAGTTAGCTGATTGGTTTGCTGAGGCTAATGTTAAAGCTATGGATGAGTTTAAGGCTACGGCTCAGAAGCAATTTGATGTGGATACTGGAGCATTAAAGAATGAGTGGGGAGCTGCATACGAGCAGAAGGTATTAGCTGCTGGAAATGCTGCTAAGCACTTTGGCGGGGAGCAATTTCAGAATTATTTACGTGAGTCTGGTCTAAGTAATAATGTTCAGCTAGTGAAAGTATTTGCTAAAGTTGCAGAAGTTTTAAAAGAGGATACTATAAACCCAGGGTCTGGTTCTTCTGGAAATTTACATACGCCAGATGCGGCTAAAGAGAAGGTTAATACTATTTTACGAGACTTTAATAACCCTTATTATTTAAAAGATCATCCTAACCATAAGTTAGCGGTGAACGAGGTATCTACACTTATGCAACAGGCTTATCCTAATAAAAAGTAGTTGCAATTGATATTTAGATAGGCATAATTATATACAGAGGCAATCTTCGCCAATGAGATCTCTGTATATAGAATCCTTCGTTTGAGGGGTAATTCATTTAGTTGGAAACAAGTAAACAAATTAACTTAAAAAACGAATAGGAGACATTATATGTCATCTTTGATTACAGAATCATATGTGCAGCAATTCGGTGCCAATGTATTTCATTTATCTCAACAAAAGGGTTCAAAATTACGTGAGACAGTTCGCCAAGAGACGCAAAAAGGTGAGTCAGCTTTTTACGATCGTATTGGTACAGTAGCAGCTGTTAAAAAAGTTGGTCGTCACTCAACTACTCCACACTTAGATACTCCACACTCTAGACGTATGGTTACTCTAGTTGATTACGAATGGGCAGATTTAATTGATGACGCTGATAAAATCAGATCATTAAACGATCCGACCAATGATTATGTTATGGCGGCAATGTGGGCGATGGGTCGTTCAATTGACGACGAAATTATTTTAGCGCTAGGTGGAAATGCATATTCTGGTCAAAAAGGTACTGTAGCAGTGGCTTTGCCAAATGCTCAGATGTATTCAGCCAACAATGGCGCAGCTTTTACAGATTTGAATGTAAAAACATTGCGTGCATTGAAACGTATTTTTGATAATAATGATGTTGAAGATAATGACAGATATATTGCTTGTGCTCCTTCACAAATTGAATCTTTGTTGGGTCAAGTGGAAGTAACTTCTTCTGATTACAATTCAGTAAAAGCGTTAGTTCAAGGCGATGTAAATTCTTTTATGGGATTCACATTTAAACGTCTTACTCGTTTACCTACAGTTGCTTCAGGTAGTGGTATCGTAGCATCTCCTACTACAGGTGTTGTTGGTGCGGGTTCATCAGTAGATGGCTTTAGACAAGCATACGCATACTGCAAAATGGGTATGTTATTAGCTGTTGGTGCAGATATTACTTCACGAGTTTCTGAGCGTGATGATAAGTCTTACAGTATGCAAGCATATGCTAAGATGACTATTGGTGCTACTCGTATGGAAGAAGCAAAAGTTATTCAAGTTTTCTGTAAAGAAGGTTAATTAATTATAGCGTGGATTTATATCCACGCTTTTATCAATGGGGGACACATGGCTCAATATTACTCTACACAATTCACACAAGCATATATTAATAATCCAACTACAAAAATTGACAGAGGTTTAGTATCTGGAGAACGACGACTTGCATATGCTAAAATTACATTAACAGCTGCATTGTTACTAAATGACGTTGTTGATTTTTTAAAATTGCCTGCTGGCGCATTAGTTACAGATGTTATTTTTAAATCTGGTAACGTAGGCGGTACATTTAACTTAGGTTATAAGGCAAATGGGGTTGACTCAGCTGCGCCTGCAGCATGGCTATCTGCTCAAGCTGCAAATGCTATTGCACGTACAAATGTTTTAGCTGGAATGTTTAAGCAATTTACAGTTGAGACTACAGTATCTGCGGTAGCTGCTACTGCTGGTTCAGCAGCTGGAGACATCGAAGTAGCTGTTGAGTACGTAATTGTTTAAGGAATAAATGGCAATAAGTGAAGTTACTATTTGTAATAGTGCGCTCGTCAAAATTGGGGTTGATAGAATTATCAGCCTTAATGATGACGTTCGCCAAGCAAAGATCTGTAAAGAGCAGTATAGTAAAGTTTTAAATGAACTTCTCGGCTCCCATCCCTGGAACTTTGCAATAGGTAGGGCTTCACTTGCTGCTTTAGTAACAGCTCCAGATTTTGGATATTTATATCAGTATCAGCTACCTGCTGATTATAATAGAGCGCTAGATTTTAACGAAAATTTATATGAGTGGTCTGTTGAGTCTGGATGTATAGTTACTGATGCGGGATATGCTCAGTTAAGATATATAAAGAAAGATGTTCCAACATATTTATTTACTAGTCTTTTTGCTGAGGCTCTTTCTTGCAAGCTTGCACATGACATAAGTTATTTTTTAGTTCAGTCTGTTACATTAAAAGATCAATTATACAAAGAATATGAGTCTAAGCTTAGACAAGCTAGATCATTTGATGCTCAAGAGGGGACAGGACAGAGAGTAGCTACTACCTACTGGGCAAATTCTAGGAGGTAGTTCTGTCTAATTTCAATACAATATTATCAAATTTCACTGCTGGTGAGATATCGCCAAGAGCCTATGGTTCAACTGAGGCAGAGCAGTATTTAAATGCTCTAAAAGAATGTACCAACGCGTATGTTATTCCACAGGGTGGGGTTCAGCGAAGGCCCGGTACATTTCTTGTTAATGATATTACATCTACTGCTACAAGATCATTTTATAGTTCATCAAAATTAATTCCTTTTAAGACTCCATCAAAGAATTTAGTCTTAGTGCTAAACTCTGGGTATATCAGTAGCAGTAGGATATACAACGCCGATTATGGGTCATTAAACGCATTAACTGTTGGCGCTGAGTTAACTGGTGTTGTAATACCGACTGACATAGCTTCAGAGATACAATACACACAGTTCGGTGAAAATTTATTGATAACACATAGGTCATTTATGCCACTTGTTGTATCTCTTAGATTTTTATCTACATCTGGTTACTATATAAACGCATGGAATTTTTCTCCTTTATCTTATGGGGTAAAAGAAGGTACACAAACAGTGCCATATCTAGAGGTTAATTTAGATGATAATCAAGGGCAGGGAGAGTTACAGGCAAGTGCTACAAGTGGTACAATAACTCTCACTAGCACTAAGGGGATATTTAATTCTGGTCATGTAGGGGCAACATTTAAGTTAACTAGAACAATAGCTACTGCACAGACTGGTTTAGTCAGAATAACTGGAGTAACGAACGCATTTACAGCAACTGCAAATGTTGAACCTTTATTTCCTTTACCTGTTACAACAGGATATGGGGTAACAACAGGATATACTTGGGAAGAGCAGGCATGGTCTACATATAGAGGTTGGCCAAGAGCTTGCGCATATTTTCAAGGTAAGTTATGGGCAGCTGGTACACTAACACATCCAAATAGAGTTTGGGCTACTGCGAGTGGCGATTTAGATGAATGGCAAGAAAGGCCATATGCACAATATCCAGAGTTTGCTACATATACAGATGATACTTCTCGTGCTTTTTCTTTCGACGTTTCTGCTTCACAGGTAAATAATATTAAATGGCTAAAAGCTGGTAAAAGATTATTTATAGGTGCGGAAGATGGTGAAGCTATTATTTATTCTTCTGATGGATTATATAAAGTTGGCTCAATAATATGTGAGGGTGCTACATCGTTTGGGTCACGCGAACACCAACCAGTAAAAATTGATAATAATATTATATTTTTACAAGGTACAGGAAGCAGAGTTAGAAACTTAGTATTTTCATTTCAAGAGGATGAGTATAAATCTGATGATATATCTCAGCACGCTGATCATATATCAAGTAAAACATACGTAAATTATACCGGTACAGATATGTCGGACCATTCAAGTCCATTTTTTACTGATATATGCTTACAGAGATCTCCAGATGCTAGATTATGGTTATTAGATGATTTTGGTGGATTAAGCTCATGCACTATAGACACTAAAAATAATATACGTGGTTGGTCATCGCATAAGCTAGGTGGTACTAGTCCATATGGTTTTGTTAGAGTTCTTTCAATTTGTTCTGTCCCATCTCGAGACAGAGTTAACGAGCATTTATTAATGATATGTGAAAGAACAATAAATGGGGTTGTAAAAATCACGCTAGAAATAATGTTCAGTTACTTTAATGGTAAAAAATATACGAATACTTATTATGATGCAGATACTGGGTATGGTTTTCAAGAGACGTTAGCTGTTAGGCCATTATTTACAGATTGTTCAGACTATAGTATTTCATACATAGCTAAGAATAGTATATTCTCATTTATTAATCATATAAATGAAACTGTTGAAGTAATAGCAGACGGGATATACTTAGGTAGTAAAACAATTGACGGGTCTGGTAACTTAGATTTGTCGCCTAACTCATATAATGAGGTCATAATTGGCTATAAGTATGAGTCAGTGTTAGAGACGGTGGACTTTGATATAGCCAATTCTCCTCAAAGTTTACAGGGCTTAACAAAAAATGCAAATGAGATATGGGTTAGATTTCATAAAACGCACAATGCATTAATGAAAAAATCTACAGATGCAGATTATGAAAGTTTTAAATTTTTAAATGACTCAAGTCCTACAAATATGCCAGTATTGCCATTATTTACTGGGGATAAGCGCATGTATATAGGTGGAATGGAAAGAAATTTATCTATTAAGATAAAACAGGATCAACCATTTCCTTGGGAAGTTACAGCAATAATAATGAATGGTCAGTCGTATTAGGAGTTAATATGCCATATGTAATGCTAGCAGCTGCGGCTATAAGCATAATAGGTTCAATGCAATCTGCGCAGGATCAAGCTGAGGCAGAGAGAAAGAACGCGGCTTTTTATAGAGAGCAGCAGTTATTCCAGCAGGAAGCAACTGCACGAGAGCTTGCAATTTTTGATAGAAAATCTAGGCAGCTAAAAGGTGATCAGCTTATGTCTGTATCATCTCGTGGTCTTGAGCTATCTGCTTCATCTATGGAGTTATTAGCTTCTGAGTCTGTAGCTATGGATAGCGAGAGATTTGCTATTCAACGAGAGGGTGAGTTTAAGCAGCGATTAGCAGGTCTACGTGCTGAACAATCTAATCAGACCGCGAGTGATCTAACTGGTTCATCTATGTACTTGCGAGCGGCTGGGCAAGGTATGACAATGTTTGCTCAGAGTGGTATCGGAAAAGGTGGAAAGCCTTCTTCACCAACTAAAGGATAAATTATATGCCAATGATGCCAGGTTTTAATGAGACAACACGTTTAACACCAAGCTCTCCGGTGCAGATATCTAGTACATCAGATGCTAGAATTAACGGAGAAGCGCTTCAGCAGTTTGGTAAAGGCGTGTTTGATTTAACTAATGTGATAGAAGATCAAAGGGCGCAGGTAGCTGGCAATAGAGCCGAGGTACTTGCTGAAGAGGCTAGGATTGAGGCGCTAAAAATAGCAAAGCCAGATGGGACAGATTTTAGGGATAAGTTAGTTCAGATAACGCAAGAGAAGTTATCTAGTCTAAATTCGGAGTTAGATCCAATAGTATCTGGTAAGGCGAGTTCCCATTTTGATAGGGTTATGAAAACAGCTGAGGTTCATGGGTTAGAGAGTGGCTTTCAGATGGGGCAAGAGTATTACATAAATACTGAGAAGCAGTTAATACGAAATACTGGGGTAAAAGTAATGAATAATCCAGATTTAGCTGTTGGCGAATTAGTAGCAAAGAGAAATCAGTATTTAGAGCATTCTACTACAGGTAAGTTAACTCCAGGTTCTTCTGAGAAGATGTACAATGAAGTACGTGGAACTATAGCAAAATCTATGGTTGATGGATTGATAAATCAAAAGCGTTTTGGTGAGGCTGCTACATTACTTAACTCGAGTGATGCTGATATGAATCTAAAAATGACTCCTGAGGATTTAGGGGCATTAGGATATACAGCATCTGGTGAGTTAAAAATACCATATGCTACAAAATCTGGGGAAAAATTAGATCCTGGAAAGTCAGAGGTATTGCGTGGGTTAAGTCCTGACCAAGTTGACAGCTTTAAGGATATGTTAAAATCAGCGGGCCAGGCAGAGGCCAGGAAGAATTTAGCTGGTATAGCTCGTGAGACTAAGACATATACAGATATACTTAGTAGCGGTCAGTCTGTTCCACCAATGGCAGAGAAGAAATTATTAGAGAAGATAAACTCATTACCTCCAGAGCTTGCGAGTGATTTAAAAGATGGGATACAATTAGCAAAAGATGTATCACCGATAATGCGCAAGGCGCGCTTAGGAATGTTTTCTGATGCGCAGTCGCAGATAGAGTCGATGCGGCCAAGTCCAAATGATAGTAACGATTTAGGGTCTATGGCAAAGAAGAGTGCAGTATTTGAGCACGCAGCGTCTCAGTATAATGCCATGTTTTCGCGTGCGCAGAAAGATCCAGCTTTATTTGCGATAGAAAACAATCCTGGTATAGCTACAGCGTATAATGCATCAAAAACAGGTATGCCGGATGATTTAAGAAAGTACCATGATAGTATAGATGCTTTTTATGCTAAGTCTGGTCTTAAGCCTAACTATATAACAAAGCAAGATGCAATGGTAGAGGCAGATAGGCTTATTGGCGCAGCTGCTTTAAACGATGCTACAGCGTTAGACTTTGCTGTGCAAAAAATTGAGAAGAGTTATGGGACAAAATCGAATGAGGTATTAAATCAGATTGTGAGCGAGGGTGGAGAGAGACTTCCTAAGGATATATCTTTTATTACTGGTTTTGGTAGTGGCGATTCTCGTAAGTCTATGATTAGTAACTCATTTAATGCTAAGAGAATAGAAGAAGGTTTTAAAAATACAGGTGTAAAAGAAGCTGATATAAATATAGAGGTTGCTAATAACATTGATAGCAAGCTAGCCACGCTATTTTCTAATAGAGATGTAACGCAGTCATTGGATACACGAAATGGCTTAAAGTCTCAAATTACACTAGAGGCAAAAAAGCTAGTAGTAGGTGGCATGAATGCAAGTAATGCTGCGGAGATGGCGACCAAGAAGGTGTATGACAGTAATTTTAGGGATGTGTCATCAGGTAGAACAAATTTAATAATACCTATTAAAAATATAGGGTCAGATTCAGAGATACAGAAAATAGAGAATTTTTTTAGTTCCCGAGATCCCAGAAAAATAGATATACCGTCACAGTCAAATAACTTAAATCTACCCGCTAATGAAAATATTAGAAATTTAGTGCAAGCAAACGGTGAGTGGGTACAAAACAGAGATTTATCTGGGGCACAGTTATTTGTTAGAAAAGACGGTAGTTTATACCCTGTTCAGGATAAGAATAATAATGTCATAAAAGTACAGTATAAAGACATAATCAAGAGAGTAAAATGATAGATTTAGGTAATTTAGAAACAGATATATCTAATAAATCCGTTAACGATTTAGTAAACGAGGCACCTGATGGAATAAGTCCTTACCTTGGCTCTGTAGTTATGAGTATGGCGCAAGGTCCAACAGAGCAGATAAAAAGTTACTTAGAAAAGGTAAAGGCACGAGAGAGTGGAGAGATGATGTCTCCTGATAAAGTCATGGAGGTATACGGTCTGCATGAGAAGCCAAAAGAGGATATATCTAAGGGAGAGGCCGATTTTCTATATGAGCGTCAATTATTTAAAGACAGGATGCAGAAGGCAATAGATCTAGCTCCGGATACTTTATACAGTAAAGCGCAGACATTTGTTGGTGGAATGGTTGGGACAATGCTTGACCCAATAAATTTCGCTACAGGTATGGCAGCATCGAAGCTTTTACCATTTGCTAGTTCTACAGCTAGAGCTATAGAGAGTGGCAGTAAGGTAAATATAGCGCAGAGAATAGCTGTGAGTAGTGCGGATGCTGTGCTAGGTAACGTGGCAGCAGATGCGATTGGGTACAATGCTGGGAATGAGATAGGTGATAAGTACACAGCTGATAATTTCATGGATAGCGTGAAGTTCGGCGTAGCTTTTGGCGTAGTAGGTGGAACGATTGGACATTTTTTTAATAAATTAAGTCCTGATACACCAAAGACGAATACTTTAGTGAACAATGCGATTGAGAATAGATTTAGAAGTGGGCTAGATCCTAGGTCGGGATATGATATAGCAGCACATGCGGAGGCTAATGCTAGATTTAACGGTAAGTTATTTGAATATACGCATGAGCCAGGTGATATACGCAGCAAAGTTGTATATTCGACAACAGACGGAAATTATAAATTTAAAGAAGCCCCAGCGTTTAGGCAGTATAGCGATGGGTTTGAAGGGGTGCACATTACCGATAACAAAAACGTAGCCCATGCGTCTGGGCACATTTTAGAAGATCATAACGGTGGAAAAGTGTATTCGCATGATGTAAGTAATATAAATTTACTAGATGCAAACCAGACTATTATACCTGATTTCTTACGTGGAAAAATAGAGGAAATATACGGTAAAAATCTAAGTGGAAATCCAAAGCTATCAGATATATTCAATGATATACGTGTTGCCGAGGCTGATGGAGCATTACCTGAAGGTACGTTTAAGAGTGTACAAAAATTAATACAAGAAAATGGTTACGGTGGCGTACAATTTACTGCGGATAAGTTTCGTGGCCAAGAACACTCACCGCATAATACAGCTGTGATATTTAACAAGGAAGATTTAATACCAAAAGACAGAGGTAAAAAAACAAATAGTAAAGCGAGCGGCGATTACACACAAAATAAGGCGAAGAAAGTATCAAGTAAGGTACAAAAGGTAGCTTTTTCATATAAAGAGGACTCAAGTATAGCTAAAAAGGTGGATAATGTTCCTATGGATGAACCAACGGCAACTATTCAGCATTTGATAAGCGAGACAGACACTCATATAAAAGATTTAACAGAAGCGACGAAGTTTGATGAAAAAGCGCTACCGGAAGATATAAAAATAATAGATAAAATACGAGAAGATATAAAAAAGATAGATAATATAAAGAAGCTTAGAGAGCAAGCTTCATATTGCGCGGGGTAGTAAGTGGCTGGATGTTTTGAGAATCTAAAGGCGATTTTTGGGGATAATGTCAGTGATGCGGATATAGCTGCTGCACTAAAAGATATAGAAGAGATGAAGAAAGCGTACGGCAGCGATTTCATGAAGAAGTTCAATGAAAATACTGTTGCAATGGAAGAAATATCTAGAAATCAAGTCCGGCAAGCTGCATACCAGCAGAAGGTAAACATATCTAACAGGCAGAAATTTTCTACTTATGGCGATATGCAGGATGCGCTAAGTGGATTCTCTGAAGCGCGCGAGGGTGGGAATTACTCTGTAGACTCAATTCGACAAGCCGCCAAGAAGCAGTATGCTGGTCCTATGGAGAATTTCATGAATAGTCTAACTCCAGCGGAGTTTGATGAACTGAAGTCTAGAGAGTCTACTATAAAAATATACGAGACTCTTTTCGATCTACAGACAGGAAAAGCAAACGAGTTTACACCAAATGATATCCAGGGAAAAGCTGCGAAGATTGCCCGTGCGGCCTATGATAATGTCAGGGGTGGATATGAGGCTAGCGGTAAATTCTTAGGAAATATCACTAACTATGATGGGTGGAGAAAATGGGATAAGGGAATATTAATAGCGAAAGGTAAGGATAATTTTATTCAGTTTATGCGAGAGCGTGTAAATATATCTAAGACAATGCCAGAGGCTATAACACCCGACCAAGTAACTAAGAGGTTTAGTGAGATATACGACCACATTGTAATGGGCGATACCACAGACTTTACAAAGAATAGAAGTATATTTTTCAAAGACGGTAAGGGAACAGCTGAGTCTATAATGGAGTTTACGAAGTATGATAATTTTCTAAACTCATTTATAGATCAGATGGAGTATTCATCAAAACAAGTAGCTCTTATGCAGGTTTTTGGTCCAAACCATATAGACGGTGTTTCTCATTTAAAAGGAAATATTGACAAGAAGTTAAACACGACTCCAGATGGAAAGATAGCCACAAAGGATGCCATACAAAAGAATATGTTTGAGAGTGCGTATAAGAGCGCTACAGGGTTAGATAACGGATACGAGACTGCGTTATCTGACATCCGCGCAAATATAACGGCAGCTTGGCAAATAACTAAGATGGGTGGGTCTGCTATAACCGCAATGGCGGGCGATGCTAATAACATGGCGCAAATTGCTAAGATTGTTGCAGCTCCTGAGACAACAGCTCCTATTCTAAACGTGTATAAGCTATGGGCTACCTTAGGTAAGCAAGAGCGAAAAGAAGCCGCAGATATCATAGGGTTATTAGTAGACAGCCACACGGGACAATTAGCGAGCCAGGTGGATGTAAACAATCCAGGGGCTCTTACGCAGTTTGCGGCGAAGTTTCACTCCCTGACTGGTCTAAAACAGCATACGGAGAGAGTACAGACTGCTGTAGGTCTTACAATAAGCAAGATCATGCACTCTCAGTCTAGCAAGGCATTTTCTGAGTTACCGGATATGTTCAAAACGAATGTTTTAACTAGGTACGGTATCGACGAAAAATCTTGGAATATTATAAGAAATGCTACAGGTAACTTTGGAGAGCACGAGATAATTGTTGCCAGTAAAATACTAGAGCAGCCAATTGGTGGAAGTGTAACAGCAAAAGATCTACAAACATCCTACCTGAGATTTACAGCTATGATTAACGATTATTCTAGAGCAACTACTCTAGATGCAAATAGCTTCTCAAGAGCATGGTCTACCTTTGGAACGGAGAAGGGGGGAGTTATCGGGGAAGTTATCAGGCTTGTTACACAGTTTAGAAGTGCCTCTATACAACAGGGAAGGCTTGTATCTAGAATAGCGGGTAGTTTCGAGGATGGCTCTCCAGCAAAGTATAAAGCTATTACATCTATGATGGGCGCAAGTGCTGTGCTTGGGGCGCTATCTATTTTTTCTAAGCAGGTACTCATAAAAGGAGAACTACCAAGTGTTCCACAAAGTAACAAAGAATGGGCTGAGTTTGTGCCAAGAGCCTTTGTTGCGGGTGGGTCTGGGGGAATACTCACAGATTTTGCTATGGCAGAATATGACAAGTCTTACAGAAGTATTACAACAGACTTACTTGGTCCTACGGGTAGTTTCTTAGAGCAAGTTGTACCACTAGCTGCGGATATTATCCGACCATGGGAGAATAACTACGGTAAAAATGTAGCTCAAGGGACTGGTAAGTTAATTTACGCAAACACTCCAAATTATCCTATAGTTAGGCCAGTATTGAACGCATTATTTCTGGATTCTATTAAGGCAATGGGACATAATTCTAATAGTATGAGTAGAGCTATGGAAAGAAACAACACTACAAAAATCCTTCCAAGTCTTACTGGAGCATACAATAAATCAGCAGTAGGTAATCTACTAAATACAAGAGGTGAGTAATGGTTACTACATTAAATACAAAAGTTGAGTATAACGGTGATGGGATTGTATCATTATTTCCTATCACTTTTGAATATCTAGATTCTTCACAAATATACGTAGCGCTAAAGAATAACGCTACATTAGTGACAGTTATAAAAACACTTGGTCCTGACTACTCACTAGGAACAAGTACAGTTACCATGACAGTTACCCCTAATGTGGGAGAGACGCTAATAATTTTTAGGATAACAACAAAACTGCAATCATACGATTTTTTACAAAATACAGCCTATTTAGCAGAAGATTTAGAGAAACTATTTGATAGACAGCTAATGATGATCCAAGAAAATGATCCGTCTGCCCCCATACTTAATGACAAGTATATAAATTTTGGTACAGCGTTTATGACTGGGGCATTACCAGCTGTAAATGGTGGAACAGGGCAAGCAGGTGGATATGCTATAGGAGATCTTTTATATTCTTCTGGTCCTAGCTCTCTTGCTAAGCTACCAGTAGGTGGAAGTGGGCAAGTTTTAAAATCAGTAGGTGGACTACCAACATGGGCTACATTCTCTGGAGGTATTAACTATATATCATCTAACCCAGACGCAGAGGCGGATACTTCTGGCTGGGCTACTTTTGCAGACGCGGCAGCCTCTATTCCAACTGATGGCACAGGCGGCAGCCCGAACTCTACATGGACAAGAACTTCTACGTCACCGCTTCGTGGATCAGGGTCATTCCTATATACGCATAACTCAGGAGCATCTAGACAAGGAGAAGGCGTAAGCTTTCTATTTCAGATATCTCCAGCAGATAGAGCAAAAGTTTTACAAGTAAGCTTTGACTATAAGTTAGAAACTGGCACATTTGTCGCGGGATCAACAGGAGTTGATTCAGACTTAACCGCTTGGATATACGATGTAACTAACTCTAAGCTAATACAATTATCAAATTATAAGCTGTTAAGTAATAGTACATCTATAGCTGATAAATTCTCTGCTACTTTTCAGACAGATAGTAATGCATCTTTATATAGACTAATTATTTTTAACGGCACAACATCCACAGCCGGGTTTTCTATCATGTTTGATAATTTTAACGTAGGTCCTTCAACTTATGTTTACGGCTCACCTGTAACAGACCCAGTTGCTTACACTCCAACTTTTACAGGTTTTGGAACAGCAACTAGTATTAATGTTTCTAGTTGGAAAGATGGTGCTTACTTATTTGGTGAAGGAACATTTACGGCTGGCACAACCACTGCGACTCAAGCTCAAATAACTATGGGTTATGGTGGAGCAAATGCAAACGTCACAAGTTTATCTACAATTTCAGCGTCTTTAGTTGTAGTTGGAAAATGGTCAAGCTCTACTACGAATCAGCAAGGTGTTATTTTAGCAGGTCCAAGCAGAAACTATTTAGTTTTAGGTCTTGAATCTTCAGCTACTAACGGTCTTGCCGCAATCAACGGCTCGGCAATTACTACAGGATCAGTAATTTCGTTTAATTTTAGATGTCCAATCCAAGGCGGGTCTTCGTCTGTTCAAATGTCTGATCAAGCAGATACAAGAATTGTAGATTGGATTGGATATGTTGCTTCAAATCAGGCTGTAACTGCAAACGTCACCAACATTCCACTAACCTCAAGAAAAGATTCTCATGGTGGGTGGGGCGGATCTTCTTACACAGTAATAATTCCTGGTGACTATTCAATAACTGGAGTGTCTAGCCCAACAACAGCCGTTAGTTACTATACTCAGGTTTATGTTAATGGGGTTGTGACTAGATCACTGGCATCGTCTGCAGGTGGCGCTAATGCATGTGGAGCTACTGTTTTAAATGACCTGAAAGCTGGAGACGTAATTTCATTCAGAAGTGGCGTTACGCTAACGGTATCTGCAGATACTATGTCTAGTTTTACAATTACTAGAATCTCAGGGCCTACCACGATAGCCGCAACTGAATCTGTCAATGTTGCTTATGGTTCTACAGCCGGTTCAACAATTGGAGGGTCTTATACTCTTCAAACCTTCACAGCTAATGAAATTGATACTCATGGCGCTTGGAATGGAACTGATACATTTACAGCACCAATTGCAGGTCAGTACTCAATTAGTGCTGGTATTTTAACAGCTGCGGTTACTCTCTCAACAATACAAGCAGTTACACTAGTTGTATTTAAGAACGGTGTTGCATACAGGGTTTTAGATAAAGTAAATGGAACAGGTGCATCTAATTCATACCTATTAACTGGTAGTGATTTAATAAGATTAAAAGCTGGCGAAACTTTACAGATATATGCTTCCGGTAGTATCGCAACCTCACAAAGTACAAGTGGCGGTTACAACAAAGTAACGATTACAAAAGTTGGAAACTAATAAATGAAGTTATTAATTTTTATTTTGTTTTTATCAAGTTGTTCACATCTCGTAATTTCAAAAGATTGCGAGAAGGTTGAAAACAAAAACTTAAGTGTTTGCAAATCACTTTGGTTTTGGGAGTAACCCTAAGTGGAACAGCAAAAGCTTATCGACTGGTTAAAAGACGATGTTCAAGCGGTTAGGTCTGAAGTGAAAGAAATTAATTCGAAGGTCGATGAGCTTTTGAAATTTAAATGGCAGATAGTGAGTGGTTCGGTAATTATTTCGGCAATTGTCGGGGTAATCATACAAGTATTTTTATCAGTATATCAAAAATAACTGTGGAGTTTATCCACACAAACAAGGAGAGAAGCATGGAAGTAGGAAAAGAGTTAGGCGAAATCGCTAAAAAACACGGAAAAGCAATGGCAATCGAAATGGTTGATCAAGTTCTTTTTATTGCATTGGATGATGTTGTTGCTAAATCAGCAACTCCAATCGATGACGTTGTTTTGGCAGCTCTAAAAGAGCCTCTTAAAAAATCATTAAAAGATGCTTTAGAGAAAATCTAAACATGTGGGATGCAGCTGTTAAAAAACTTATCAGTGTTGCAATCCGTTCATGGGCCGGCCTAGCAGGTAGCTGGGCTTGGCTCGTGGAGCTTATTGCTGTCAGGTTTTACAAAAAATATATTAGACCAGCAATTGTAAAAGCATGGGCTCAAGCAATGGCAAAGCTTGAAACAAATAAAGAAATCAATGAAGAGTTAAAGAAATACAAGGAAGTGATCAATGATCCGAAATCAACTGCTGATGACGTTAAAAATGCTGCCCCTGATTTTCTTGGTTAGCTGTGGTGTAAAGCTCCCACTGGTAACACTCACACAAATCGATGCCACACACAATCAAGCCAATCCTTTTCATATAACAAAATACGATGATGATCAGTGCAAACTTGAGCTTGAGTCAAAAGAATCGTTTGCTTTGGTTGATGGCAAGGGCGTTATTAACCCAAAACTTCATGGTGGGGTCTGGATATCTGCTGAAGACTACGCAGAAATAAAAAAGGTCGTAAAGACTGACTGTGAATATAGAAAGAAGATTCGTGAAACTCCTTACAATCCTTAAAATATACTTTCTAAGAATTGTAACACCAATACAAAAAATAATGCAAGAAATTGGCAGGGATGAAACTAGGATAACTAGGGAACAAGTTGACAAGTGTATGTCATCTATCAAAGAAGGAGATATACTCCTAAGCTATGAAAGACAAAGAATTACATCTTTATTCATAAAAGGTTTCTGGTCCCACGCTGCAATTGTATCAAGTAAAATGACAGTGATAGAAGCTGTTAAGCCAAAAGTGAAAGAAGTAGACTTAGAAGAGTGGCTATTTAAAAAAGACTACGTATGCGTGATACGACCGTTATGTGAAGAGTATATCCGTAAGATAGCTGCAGCTAATTCACTATACTATATTGGAAAAGATTACGACTATACATTTTCACTTGATAACGAACAGATATACTGCTCGGAACTTGTGTACTTATGCTATAAAGACTATGAAGATTTTAATTTAGGTAAAAAAGATGATATATTACCTGAGGCGTATTTAAAAACAGACACATGTAAACTTATTCTGGATACTCGAGCTCTATAATAGTCTTACTTTTCTCTCCAGCTATCGCTAATAGCTGCTGAATAGACCACTCAAGGTTCTTAGGATTAACTTCCCATGCATAGCCATGTGACTTACAGATTTGCTCCATTACATATTCTTGCAATGGATCCGGTTTATTCTTACCAACTTTTAGCTCCCAGGCTAAAAACTTTCCGTTACAGCAGATAATTAAATCAGGTATTCCACGGATAGATTTCTGCTGCGCCTTAAAAAAATATGTGTTTGGTATCTTAGATAAAAGAAATTGTACGTGCCTACTGAACTTAGTCTCTGGCTTCATTCACGCCTATCTGATAACGAATAACCTATATGGCCAGTTATCCTCATTATTGTATCAGATACCGTAGCATAGAAAACTAACTTCTCAAAATTCAGGACCTCTACGCTATGCTCTTTCATGAACTGATCTGACACAAATTTCCTATAATCATTTTTACCATAGTTAGGTTTTTCATCAAATATTTGATCTTGGCTTATAAATATGCTTAAAGACTTATGTTGCATATCTTTTGTTTCATCATGCTTCTTCTTATTAAACGCATCTATCCTAGTTATCATGGTAACCCCTTTGTCATGTCTTTTTGTGCAAGTGATTTAAAACTATATTCTACATCAGTGCGTAGCTTTATGCCATTATTTGATATATACACGCTCTCCATTATATCTTGTATATGTCTAACATGAGATACTTCTGAAATATCCATCTCTAAAACTAAAGAATCATGGACCGTTAACACCATTTTCATAGATAATTTATTATTATATATGTAATTACCCACTCTACATATTGCTATTTTCATGACATCAGCTCCAGATCCTTGAATTAAATGGTTTGGAAGAATATATGCAAAATTTCTATCTGATATATGCATTTTTCTACCAACCCAGTTAAACACAAACTTTCTACTTGAGCCGCGCTCTTTCACTATTTCTATAAATCTCTCTACTTTTCTTAACGTGTAGAAATAACTATCCCTAATAGCCGCGGCTCTTGATACACCTACTTTTAGCATATCTGCTAGAACACCTACGGAGCATCCGTATAGCACGCCAAAATTTACAGTTTTTGCATTAGTTCTGGATATGCCAAGAAGATCAGCTGTTGCTTGATGCACGTCATGCCCTGAGTTTATGGCATTAATTAGGTATTTCTCCCCTGCGTAGTCTGCCATTAAGCAGTATTCCTGCTGAGAATAGTCTATGTTAACGAATAACTTACCGTCTCTTGGCACAAAGCATCCACGCACTGAGTACTGAGCTGTGTCCTCTTTTTCAACAGAGTCTTTTTTGCTAAGCTGTTGCAAGTTAGGTGAAGACATGGAAAATCTTCCAGTCTCTGTGCCGCCTATGTCAATATGTGGATGAATTATATCATTTTCGTCTTTGTAATAGATGAAGGTCGAGTAGAAACTAGATATCCTCTTCTCATGGAATCTTATTCGTTTTATAATATTTGCTAACGGTGAGGACATCTTGTCTAACGCTTCTTTATCGAGTACTGGGTTATTTTTATCAGAGTACTCTATCATTTCACCAGCTTGCTCAAGCATTCTTATAAAATCCTTCTTGGTGGCCTCATCGTACACCATGTCAGTTTTTGATAAGAAACTTCCTTTTAGTTCATTAATTAAATTTTCTTCATATTTCCATGCTGTATTAACGTAAGCTACATCTAGCTTTATGCCAGTTTTCTCCATGTTAAATATATGCTTAGTTAGTGCGGTATCTATTTCATTTACTTTATCTAAGCTTTTGTCGCTTGCGAATGATTCTTGCTGCCTATTATATAAACTAAGCGTAGCTATAGCATCCTGAATTGCATATTTTTTTATTAAATAAAGCGGCACTTTATCAAAATGTTTTATGGCTAATTCTTTTTGTTTACCTGGGATACGTAATTTTGTAATTAAATTATTATCTGATATATACTTTTCAACTTCATCAGACTTCTTCTCGCCATCTTGTGATAGTGATTTAAGAGAATAGTCTAATAGATTATTCTGTATAATTCTCTGCTTTTGCTTTGTACAATACACACTTCCAGCTACGGATATTCCTAGCCTGTCTAACTTATGTAAATCAAACTTAGCGTTATGAAATATCCAAGTATCATTTTTATTAGAAAAAATCTCTCTGATATCTTCTATGCATGAGTTAATATCAAGACCTTTTATGTTAACTTCAGGGTAGTCTTTAAAATTAAAATACCAATATCTATCACCGTAACCTACAGAGAAAGAAAAGGCGCTGTCGGTATATTTTATCCCATATGTCTCGGTATCACATACCTTGATTCTGGTCCCTGACAGCTCTTTTACTATTTTTGGTATATCACTTAGCTGTACTAGCATTTAGCTTTATATCATTTGCAATTAGAAACTTAATCGCTGCTGTCTTTGTCTCAATATTCTCACGTCTTACTATCTTTGCAATGTGTGCAACTTCTTTCGAAGTTAGTTTAACAAATAGCGGTGTCTTTTTTACTGTAACCTTTTTCATTATAGATCTCCTAATTCTCTTACTTTTATTGGTTGATTCAATTCTTTATCTAAAATATCGGGTAATGCTTTTACTGCTTTTACCCACATTTTCTTAAACATCTTTGGTGACTTGCGCGTTTTTTCCCAAGAAAACCCTAGGCTTTTTGCAAGATCCACTGATTTACCATTGTCTTCCCATGGAGGAGTAACTTCTGCGGCTAAAACTCTATACGGAGCAATTGAATATCTATGCATCTCATAAATATCGGCTTTTGCTTTCTCTAACATTTTACCCATCAATAGTATATCCCCAGTTGCTCTATGCAACTCGTCTGGATTTACTGTTACCCCGTAGTCAACAGCAAGATGTGATAGCTTCAGGCATTTCTTCCCCTCATTTGAGGGAAGATCTTCAATACTACAAAGCCACGGCTTCTTAAATATTTCTACAGCATCTATCTTCTTCAACTGACATTGATTAGATAGCATCCCAAGATCAAATTGTGCATTATGCGCTATAATATAATCAGCTCTAGCGGCAAGTGGTAAAACTTCCTCAATAGCTCTTCTAAGTGATATACCTTCTTCTTTTAATTTCTGAATAGATATTCCATTAACTTTCTCAGCCTCTGCAGTAATTGTGTAGCCATCCTCATACACTAAGCTGCAAAATCTTTCATTTGGTACCCATGAGCCATCGTCGTATACTTCAAATAGCACAGCCCCTAGTTCAACTATGCTATCTTTCTGTATATCTATCCCAGTTGTTTCTGTATCAATACCTAATACTAACATTAAAACTGCCCATTAAATTCTGTTGCATCTTTCTCAACTTCATCTAACTTAACTTCTGTATTGCTCATTCGTTTAAACCACTCATAAGCAAACGTTACGTGCTCCTGTTTAGTTTTATCTGCTTGCTCAACTGTTGGAACGTAGAATGTCCCTTTATCATTTTTTGTTTTTGTTGCATCAATTTTTATTTTATACGCGCAAGGTGGCAACTTAGCTGATGCATTTCTAATATACATCAAGTTAAATAACTTCTTACCTTCTTTTACTGATGTTGATTTAAAACTTATAAAATATGGCATAGCAGAACCAGCCTCTATTTCACTTGGTAGTAAACAGAAAAAATTATATCGTCTAATGCGCTTAATGGAAGTTTTTCTTCCATCTATTTCTTCTGTATCTTCCCATGGAAGGTTGTCATTATATCCTTTTTGCATTGGGTTTTTAATTATCGCGTCTGTTCGATGATATACAAAGTTACCACTTGGCATTTCTTGGCGCATAATAGTAAAAACTTCCTGGCTCATAAATGGAATAATCTCAAATGATGAACTCTCAGCTTTTCCTAATAGTTTATTTGTAAGAGAGCATCTAAACTCTCCCATGACTGCCTTACCATCGGATACAGCAACTGATAGTCCCTGCATCACAAGTATTTGTGGAATAATTAAATCATTCTGAGAAACATCATGTGTTCCCCATGCCTCAGCCGACATTTCAGCAACTTCTACTGCTTGTTGTTTTTTTACTTCTATATTTGCCATTATTTATCTCCTTTAAATCTTATTTCTATGTCTGAGTTAGGTGACTCTAGTCCTGGTATCTTTAAACTAGGGTCCTTTTCCATTTCTTTTTTAGCCCAACTATTTAAGCTCATGCTATTAATTGAAACATAGCTGTCTAATACTTCTTCTCCGTATGTATCTTTTATATACGCAAAAAGCAACTTTTTACTTTGTATATCCTTGGGTGTCTTAAAGCTAAACTTCTCAACTGTAGAAACTTGTCCTACCCCATCAACAAAGTACTTTGTTTTACCACTTGATATAAGTGCATCTCGAACTAGCTTCTCT